CCTGGCTTCGACCTCGATGCGCGCCACCTGATAGTCGATGATCAGCCGGTGCGCCGCCGACTCACCGGCCAGGTCCAAGCCCTGCTGCCGAAAATCAGCGTGCACGCGTCGCCTTAGCTTCTGCAAAAGCTCGCCGTCGCGCCGCTCGGTCAGCCCGCCCACCCATAGGTTGCGGAGGCTATGCCGGTACTCGTAGTTCCAAAAGTACGCTAGGCCGCGGTACTTGCCAGTACCGACTCGCGCCGCGTCGTCGTCCAACGCCTGCATCCACCGATCCATACGCTTACTCATGGTCTCCCCCTACCAGTGGAAGTCGGTCGGATAATCGCCGGCCGCTAGACGCTCGGGAGACTCAAGCCCCGCGCACTGCCACCGGCCCAGGCTAAACGTGCCGTCCTCGCGCACGCGCTTAGTCATAACGTCGCCGTGAGTCACTAGCCACGACTCACGCCGTCGATACCCCGCCCACCTCTGGTAGATCTCGCGCACGCGCACGCTCTTAGGCGTAACGCCCACCACCTGAAACCGGCGAGTCTGCCCGTAATACTGGGTCGAACGCATCACCGCGCCATCCTCACTGAGGAACGCGGCCATGATCCGCCCCGTAGTCGACCCCGCCTCGCGCCGTTCGTCGCGGTGCTTGAATCGGTAGTAGTTGTCAGTGGTGGTGCTCATGCCGACACCGCCTCATCCATGGCGGCATTGTGAACGTCTGCCAGCTCTACACAAGTAGGGCACGGACAATCCGTCCCCTTAGCCTCGTCGTGATCGTTTTTCATTGTCTACCTACCCTTCCGACGCGTCACGCGCCGTAACTACACGCCGGCGACCATCGCCGGCGAGACCATTAGAAAATATCACTAGGCCACCATCCGAACGAACCCGCCGCCATCATCACCGACCGCCGCACCCTTAGCGCGTAGGCCGCTAATCGTCCCAACAGGATCCCGCCAACGCGAGTCGGATAGGTCCGCGTCCACTACCGGTAGTCCCGCATAGTCGGCGGGCAACGCTTGCCCGCGCCTAGTCGAGAAGACGACCGCGACCGTCCCATAGATGCCCGCCGCCGCGACTAGGTCCGCGTCCGCGGTCCGTTCGCTTGCCGAGAATGTTAGGTGATAGTTCGCGGGCGGGGTCCGCGTCGGGTTCTTCGAATAGTCGTACCACTGCACAGCCCGTAATGACGGGTCGGTGAACAGTGCAGGAATCCAACGTTCATGGGGGAGATCGGATAGCACGTTTAGCCTCACGGGCACGCGACCATGGCGACGGCCCAACGAGTCCAGTGGTCGACGGTCGACCGCTCGCCGTATTTCGTCCGCGAGCGCCCTAATGAATAGCTCGGGCTCGGCGCCTAGCAAACGCGTTTTCCACACGCGCCCACGCTGCACAGAATCGAGCCCGCCTTTACCGGCAGACTCAAGACAGACCGACTCACAACCCTCCGTCCGATACCGGCAGACCTGCCACGCTCCCGACAGACCCGCCGCCGCGAGTGACAGACCGTAGGTGCCACTCTTCTTAAGTTTCGGATTATTCGCTGGAGGGGTCAACAACGGAGCAGTGCAAGCAGAGAATCCGACGCGGACACGCTCGGCAATCATCGCCGAACGGAACGCGGCACGCTCCGAAGGTGACAACGGCTCGACCGAATACCCGCCCGCCGGCATGCTCGCCATTAGATGCCGCTCAAGACTACGGGCCCTAGTCATGCCGACACCCGACTAGCCAGAATCGCCGACACCCGACCGGCCGCCAACCTGGCATCCTCCGCAGATCGAACGTAGCCGCCGACGTGCAAAAAATCCGCCAACCTATCCGCCGACGCATCAGCCAGGAACCGTTCCATCTTCCGACATCCCGCCAGGTCGCGGCCGCAGTACCCCACGTCTCCAGAATCGGTGACGTGATAATGGGTCGACCCGTCCACCCAGCGTTGCGCCGCGTAGTCAAAATGGGACCCGCTCGGGTTGTCCTCTTCTACGATCCTCGCCGCTAGTTGTTCAACCGTTGCCCTAGTGGTAGTCATCCGATCACCATGCGCCACTGTCCATCAAATACGGCCGTAGCGCCCGCATAACCCGCGGCCCAATCTAAGACGACTTCCCACGTCATATCGCCGATAAGCCACCCCGAGTAGTAATGCTCGCCATCATCGTCCCTAACGTGCCAGCGCTCCGCCCCTGGCGTGTCCCTACCAATCACCACCGACCCCCGCGGCCCGTTCGGCCAGGAAGCGCCCACCTGATCGGTATCAATCAGATCGTCGGTGACAGTGAACGCATCCGCCCCGTCGGTGTAGACGTTACCCATTGCATCCTGTTCAATCACTGCCCTACCCCTTTACTGCCAGCGTCTGCCGGCTCCCCCATATTGAACGCACACAACCCGAGCAAATGCAAACACACTGTCAACAATAGATCCACGACCCACCCACAGAAGCCAAACAAAGGACAGACAGACAGCCCTAGATGATGACCGGTTACGCGTCGCCAGTGAACGTTCGGCGACCATCGCGGCGCGCATTGAATAGGTGACCGTCGACCGTCGACCGTCGACCGTCAACTATTCAGCGCCGCCGGCCGTCGCGGCGCCCGTTCCCTGGTTCAAGCGTCGCCGATTGCATAAAACGGCCGATATGCAGACTCGGAGCGATAGGGGAGGGGCTAGGGCCCGAGAATCCAACGATTCCGTGTGCTGATAACGGTAGTTATCTACAATCGGAGCAGTTCGACCACTCCCCCACCGAACAAACGTTCGATAGGGGAGAGGAGAGAAGAGAAGAAGAGAAGAGAGAAGAGAATCGCTCGTCCGCCCGACCCACCCCCCGAGGGGGGGCGGGGGGCGCGCACGCTTGTATGTATAGATATCTAGGGACAGTGAGCGATCAGTTCAGGATCCGTTGACTTGGGGTCAACCTTTTGCTTTCGACTGTGGGCAGTCTGTATCTGATGACACCCCGCCGGTGTCGGGGTGTCTATCTGATATCTGATGGCCCCCCCATTGATGTGATCGTTTTGTCCCACATGGGACGGCTGGGGTTTGTAGTGGAGGTGTTCGCATGCCGCAGAATGGTGGTGGTCGTGGTTGGTCGACGGGGGAGTCTGGTGAGAGGGTGATGCCCGAGTTGTGGGCTGAGTTGTTGGAGTGGTTGTTGTTGGGCTCTGAGCGGAGTCCGCGCACTCAGAAGGAGTGGGCGGAGGGCCGTGACATTCATGCTGATTCGTTGAGGCGCATTAAGCGTGATCCTCGGTTTGTGAAGGAGTGGGATCGTCGGTGTGCTGAGTTGAACATTCATCCTGAGCGGACGCAGTCGGTTATTGATTCGTTGTTCAGGGCGGCGTCGGATGGGGATGTGAAGGCGGCGTCTTTGTATTTGCAGTACATCGATAAGTACACGCCGAAGCGGCGTGTCGTTGTTGATGATGAGCGTGCTGCTTCTGGTTTGTCGGATTTGGAGCTGGCGGATGAGTTGGAGGCTTTGGTGGCGGAGTTTCGTGACGTGGAGGTTGGCGATGAGGGCTGATCGGGCGGAGCGGATGCGTTTGTTGCGGGAGGAGCGTTCTGCGGAGCGGGCGAAGGTGCGCCGTGAGGTGTTCGATTTTCACCGTCGGGGGTTGCCGTGCCCGTATGGGTCGTGTTGCGCGGAGGAGCGTGAGGGTCTTGTCCAGTCCACGGTTGTTTGACGACGAGTTGGGTTGGCGCGAGGAGGCGTTCGGGGAGCGTCCTGTGTTGGGCCCTTGGGGTGATCCGTTTCATGGCCCTGAGGCTGATGAGGTGTTGGAGTGCGGGTTGGAGGATCCTGAGCCGTGCGAAGCGTGCGGTTAGGTGAAGGTTTGGATTGATCAGGATCTTTGCACGGGTGACGGGATTTGTGCGGAGATTTGTCCTGACATTTTCGGGATGCACGCTGACGGGTTGGCTTACGTCAAGGAGGAGCATTGGGGGTCGATTGCTGGCCCTGGTGGCGGTCAGGGGGATCCTGCGTTGAAGATGGCGGATGGGATGGCTTCGGTGTCGGATGAGTTGGCTGAGGCTGTTATAGAGTCTGCTGAGGAGTGCCCTGGGGAGTGTATTTTTATCGAGGTTGGTTGAGTGACTGATAGTTGTTGGAGGTACGGGAAGGACGGCCCACAGTTGAAGCCTCATTCTTGGCGGGCGTATCAGACGCAGACGAGTTGGGATTGGGAGCGGTGCGTTCATTGCGGGCACATGCGTAATGTCACGCCTAGGTGAGCTTCGCCAGGAGGCGGAGTGGCGCAAGTGTGTTCGCAGCGAGAAGTATTTTTTGGAGCATTACTGGCATATAGCGCATCCTGCTGAGGGGCGCATTCTGTTCAGGTTGCGGAAAGCCCAGGCGGAGGCGTTGGAGCATTGGGGTGAGCATCGGTATTCGTTGTCGTTGAAGGCCCGTCAGATCGGCTGGACGACGTTGGTGGCTGCTCACCAGTTTTGGTTGGCGTTTTTTCACTCTGATCAGAACATTATTGATTTGTCTCGCACGGAGCGCGAGTCGGTGTTGTTGTTGCGTAAATCGAAGTACGGGTTTGCCCACATGCCGAAATGGATGGTTGAGCGTGGGCCGAAGTCGCTGATCGAGCATCAGCAGAAGATGGGGTTCGGGAATGGCAGCCAGATTACTTCGATGCCTTCAGCATCCGATCCTGCTAGAGGTGAGTCGGCAACGCTGGTTGTGGTTGACGAATGGGCGTTCCTTCCGAACGCTGAGGAAGCGTGGGCTTCTATAGAGCCGGTCGCTGACGTTGGCGGTCGCATTATCGGCCTGTCGACCGCTAACGGGTCTGGCAACTTTTTTCACGAACTGTGGGTGGGTTCGACAACTGGAGCGAACAAGTTCGAATCGATGTTCTTTCCGTGGTCGGCCACTGAGGATCGGGGGCCGGCCTGGTACGCGGAGAAGAAACAGTCGATGCTTCCGTGGCAGCTCGCTCAGGAGTATCCGACGACACCTGAGGAGGCGTTCGTCAAATCGGGTAACCCCGTGTTCGATTTGGATTTGTTGGAGGAGATGAAACGGCACGTCCGGTTTGGGGAGTCGGGGTATTTGCACAGGGTGGCGGCTAGGGCTGTGGAGTTCAGGCGATGAGTTTGGAGGTGTGGGTGCATCCGCATGCCCAGCATGGTTATGTGATGGGGGTGGACACTGCGGAGGGTTTGGGCCACGGGGATTATTCGTGCGCTCACGTTTTGGATTTGAACACTGGGGAGCTGGTAGCTTCGTGGCATGGGCATATTCCGCCTGACGCGTTGGCTGATGAGGTTTTGTCTTTGGGGCTTTGGTATCGGGATGCTCTTTGTTGTGTTGAGGCTAATAACCATGGTTTGACGACGATCACTCAGTTGCGCCAGTTGGGGTATCCGAACCTGTTCAGGCGCCGCATGTTGAACCAGGCGACGACGAAGGTGTCGCAGGAGTTTGGTTGGAAGACGACTCGAACGTCGAAGCCGTTGATGATCGACGACCTGTCGATGGCGTTGCGGAACGGCGAGTTGACGATTTATGACCGGCACACGTTGGCTGAGTTGCGGACCTTTGTCCGCAACGAGCGGGGGTCGATGTCGGGGTCGCCTTATGATGATCGGGTGATCGCTTTGGCTTTGGCGAATCAGATGCGTAAGTATGCGTATGCTCCTGAGTTCGTGCAGAAGGTCGATGATTACTGGACTGTGGACTGGTTTGCCCGTTTGGCGGATCGTTCTGCCGCTGTGGGTGACGATCTGCGGATCGGTGCTACGACGGTGCGTGGGACACCGCATTTATCTAAGTAGGGATCCCTACAATCCGAAAGG